CGTCGCGCTCGAGGATCGGCGCGAGCGCCGCGTGGATCTCGTCGTTGCGCGCCTTGACGCGCGCGAGAACCTCGGTCTCGGTGGCGGCCGGAGCCGGGGCCGGCGCGGGCGTCGCCGCCGGGGAAGAACCACCGCCCTTGCCGTCGGGCGTCTGCAGCTTGGCGCGGGCACGGAGCGTGCGCTTCATTTCGTTGTCTCCAGCGGGTTGGGCCGGTTCCGGGATCGGAGCCAGGCGGGCGCCACGCTTCGCGGCGGCCATCGCCGCGAGGGCGATGTCCTGCGGTGCGCGGACCAGGAAGCGTTCGAGGAGGCCGGTCGCGAACGCGCGCGCCTCAGCCTCGTCCTCTTCGGCGGGTTCGGTCGGGTCGATCAGCTCGTCGGCGAAGCCCGCGTCGACGGCCTGCTCGCCCGTGTAGTAGTGGTCCTTGCCGTCCTTCAGCAGCGCGCGCATCTCGGCGATCGACTCGCCGGACTTCGCGGCGTACGCGCTCGCCATCGCGTCGGCGAACGTGTCGAGCACGTCCGCGAACTCGCGCATGTCGTTCGCGTTGCCCTGCGCGAGACCCCAGGGCGCATGGATCATCAGCATCGACGCGGACGGCATCTTCACGACGTCGCCGGACATCACGATCAACGAGCCGCTCGACATCGCGACGCCGTCGACCGTGACGACCTTCTTCGCGTCGTGGCGCTTGAGCGCGTTGTAGATCGCGAGGCCATCGGCGACGGAGCCGCCGTAGCTGTTTACGCGCACGTTGATCGTCGTCACCGACGCCGGCAGCGCGTTGAGCTGCTCGACGACCGACTTCGCGGTCACCGACTCACCCCACCACGAGTCGCCGATGTTGCCGTAGATCAGGAGCTCGACGGTGTCGTCGGCGCCGGCTAGCGGGCGCAGCTGCATCATCGGCTCGATCGCGGCGCAGCCGTCCGCGGCGGCGAAAGCGATCAGCACGGCGGCGTGAAGTCGGTTCGGATTCATCAGGCGTTCCCGGGTTCGTCGACGAACGTGACGTTCGTGGCGTTGTTGCCGTACGGCAGGCCTTCCTCGGCGCGACGCTTGCGCCACGCGGACTCGCTCTGCAGCACGTCGTCGGGCGTGCCGCCGCGACGGCGGATGAGCTCGGGGCCGGACACGAGGCAAAGGTCCTCGAGCAGCTGGAACGACGTCGCTTCCTTGAGCGGATCGATCCAGGGCATCGCCGGCGGCACGTAGAGCGCGTCGTAGAGCGTGAGCGGGTCGACGCCCTTCGTCGGCACGAGACCCGCGAGTACCGCGGCGGTGACGAAGCCCTCATAAACGGGCCGCGCGGCTTGCGTGATGAACTCGTGGCTGAGGAGCTGGTACGCGCCCCACTGCTCGACGAGCTCTTGGCGCTGGGAGCTGTAGGTGCCGTTGTAGTCGCGGGCCGCGCTCGAGTAACTGACCTGCACGCCGGACGCCACCGCGCGCAGCTGCTCCTTGCGCCAGGTCGCCGCGTTCGGATTCGGGCGCTTCGTGTCGATCGTCTCGACCTTCTCGCCGGGCCGCAGATCGTCGAACACCATGCCCGGCGTGAACGTGATCTCACGGCGCGGGACACCGCTCCCGTCCGTCGTCGTCGGCGTCTCGTACGCTTGCGCGTCGGCCTTGACGATGAACGCCGCCATCGACGCGGCAACCTTGGCGGCGATGCGCTCGCTTTCCTCGAAATCCTTGAGGTCGTCCAGGCGCGACAGCACCGCCGCGAACATCGACGCGCCGCGCACCTGGCCGATGCGGTCGACGAGTTTCAGGTGGCGCATGAAGTCGGCGAGCACGCGCTTGCGCTCCGGCGTACCGTTCGCGTCGGGATCGCCCGGATGCGTCTTGTAGAGGTGGAACGCGACCGGCTTGCCCCACGCGTTGCGTTCGACGCCCTGCAGGATGCGCCGCGCGCGGTCGTCGAAGTCGAGCGGCAGCAGGTCCGCCTCGATCAGCTCGACGGAGAACGGCACGAGCGTGCCGTGGTTGAGCGCCGGCACGTTGCCGATCAGGAGTTGCAGCAGGCTCTCGCCGTCGCGAAACCACGAGCGCGCCAGCAGTCGCTGCGCGCTCGGCCAGTCGTGCTGGAACGTGACCTCCGGGCGCCGGCTCCAGTCGCGGTACAGCGACGACATGACGCGCGCGAGCTCGGTGTCGATTGTGCCGTCCGTGCGTCGCGGCTGCGGCTCGATGCCGATGCCGCTCGGTCCGATGACGTTCTGCACGAGCGTGTTGAGGATGCCGCGCGCGAGGTCGTGATTGCGCTCGAGCTGCCGCGCGTACGCGCGCAGCGGCAGCGCCGAGTTGGCGATCGCGCTGTTGCCGCTGCCGAAGTCTTTCGTCTTGCGGCGCAGCCGCCGCGGGTCAGCCGCCTCGTAGGCCGTCTGATACGCGAGCACGCGACAGCGCGCCTGCGCGCGGCGCGCGGCCCAGCCCGGAAACACGGCGGCGATCGCGCGCTCGACGAGGTTCACGGCGACTCCGTGAAGCTCGCGACTGCGAAGCGCACCGGGCTCTTGTCGCCGGCCGCGCTGCGAGCCTCGTCGGCGACCTTGCGTTCCCACTCGGCGCGGCCTGCGCGGATCTCTTCGAGATTCGCGTACGTCAGTCGCCGTTCGCCGAACTGCACGGACTGGCCGGCGAGCACCGCCTTTTCGGCGGTGATGTAGAAGGCGACCATGTCGGTGGCGAGGCTCATCGTTGAGCATCGTGCCGACGTTGCTGTCTCAAGTTTAGGCAAAACTTGAGACAGCCCGGTTCGCAACGCGTTGATATTGCGTGGGAAGTTTTTCGCGCTGTCTCAAGTTTTGGTCGTGACTTGAGACAGCGTTTGTGATATGCGCGCCGCTATCCGGGTATTTCAAGCAACCGATATAGCGTCGCGCGGCTGACTCCGAACTTGCGGCACGTCGCCGGCACGTCGCGCGTGCTGGCGAGGTAGTCGCGCATCTCGTCGACCGGATAGGTGCGGCCCGCCTGCGGGATGTAGAGTCGGTCGCCGCCGTAACGCTCCTGCAGGTGACCGACGATCGAGTCGACGAGCAGCGACGCGTAGCTCGGCGGCACGTCAGTCTTGCGGACGACGGCCTGCACGAGTTCGTCGCGCAGCACCTGCGTGGCGTCAACCTCGCGAGCCAAAGTTCCACCCCTCGCGGCCGAGGCCGACGTTGCCGGTTCGCGATGTTTCACGGGAAGCGGAGGATTTTTCGGATGCCGGGGGCGCGCTCGCGGGTGGCGGCAGCGCCGCGACTCCGAACAGGTCCCCGACCTCGGGCTCGAGCTTTCGCTCGAGCTCGGCCCACTGGTGCTCGCGCATGAGGTGCAGCCGCACGCGCGGATGGCACGCGGCCGCATAAGCGTAGACCCAGCAGTCGAGCGCCTCGTTGCGAGCGGCGCGCTTCTTGACCCAGCGCCGGTTGCGCGTGTCGAAGATCTCTGCGGTGAGCTGCTCGAAGAAGTCGTCTGGCATGTCCTTCGGCGCGTGACAGCGGCGCTCGTCGGCGCTCTCGGTGCCGGCATCTCCGGCGAGCAGGCCGAAGAGCTTCGTCTTCGCGCTGTTGACGCCGAGATTCCAAAGCTGCACGCCGTTGCGGATCGTGCGGCCCTTCGCATTGATGTCCTTGGCGCTCGGCCGGCCGATCACGGGGGCCGTCGCGTCTTTCGCACCCTTGACCGCGATGACGCCGCTACCGGCGTGCCTGCGCGCCCACCGGTAGACGTCGTGCGACCAGTTGCCGGCGTCGATCGCGATGACCTCGGGCCGCATCGTCATGCCGCACGCGTTGACGAACGGCTGGAACACGTACGCGTCGAGATCGGCCCAGTCCTCCTCGCGCGTCGGATCGCCGGCGATCGCCACCCAGTCGACGAACCAGCACTGCTCGCCGCGGCCCCAGCCGCAGACCAGCACTTCCCAGCGGTTGTGCTGCACGTCGATCGCGAGCGTCAGGATCAGCGCGCCGCGCGGCACCGTGCGCCGCACCCAGCCCTCGCGACGCTCGCGCAACTCGTTCGGGTCGACGCGTTGTCCGACGCCACGGTGCGGGAGGCCGAGCACCGTGTTCGTGAACGTGAGATCGACCTCCGCGTTCGTCCGCGCCTTGCGCCGCTCTGCGGCGATCTCGACCCAGGACATCCCGAGACCGATCGGCGAATAGAGGCCGCTCAGGTGATAGCTGCGCTTGGCGCGTTGCGGATGCTTCGCGATCCACGCGCCGCCGGCGAGCATCGCCGGCTTGTGGTGCTCCTCGATCAGTCGTCCGCACGCGGTGCAGAGGTAGTTCCCGTCGTCGGTGAGCTGCTCGATGACGAGCTCCTGCGCGACGGCACAGTGCGGACACGGCACGCGATAGGTGCGCTGGTCGCCCTCGAGGTAGCTCTCTTCGATCGCGCTCGCGCCCTCGATTGTCGGCGACGAGATCTCGAGCGACTTGCGGCGCGTGAACGTGGTCTGGCGCTTGCGCACGAGCTCGCGCGGCTGGCCCTGCTCGCCGACCTCCTCGCCGTACTCGTCGACCTCCTCCATCAGCACGTATTTCGCCGGCATCGAGCGAAAGTCCGACGTGCTGTTGGCGCCGACCATCACGAGCAGGCCGCCGCGGAACTCTTTCTCGAGAGTCGTGTTACCGCTGTCGCGCTTGCGCGCCGGCGGCACCAGCGCTCGCAATGCGGGGCACGCGTCGATCATCGGCTCGACGCGCTGCTTCGACCAGCGCCGCGCGAGCTTGAGCGTCGGCAGGAGCGCAAGGAACGGACCGGGATCGCGCTCGATCACGTAGCCGAGCCAGTTGAGCCCGACCTCGCTGCCACCGACCTGCGTCGCCTTCATCAACACGACCTCGCGGACGCGCGACTCGGAGCTCAGGCAGTCCATGATCTCGCGCAGGTACGGCGTGCGATCCGTGCGCCACGGGCCGTGCTCCGCGCTCGACTTGCTCGTCAGCACGCGGTGCGCATCGGCCCACGTGCTGACGGGCAGCGGCGCCGGCGGCCGGCTGCCGCGCGCGTAGGCGCCCGCATACGCGGCGGCGCCGTCAGCCAGGTCGAACTCGGTGAGGTCGACGTCGAGCATCACGCGGCCTCGGGTTGTGGGCACGGTGCGCGGTCGCGCGCGACGCCCGACTGCGCGAGCTGCGCGACGTCGGCGAACACGCTCCGCACCTCCGCCTCGAGCAGTGCCGCGACCTCGGCGACGTCGCCGGCCGCGGCAAGCAGCGGCGCCACGCGATCGACCATCGCGATCGCGCGCTCGAACGTCGCGCGCGCGAGGCGCTCGGCTTCGCGCTCGACGACCGCGCGCTCGACGAGCAGGCCTTCGGCAATCGCGCGCTCGCGCCGCATCTCGCGCAGGCGCTCGAGCTCGGCGAGCATCTTCGCTTCCTGGTACGTGCGAACCTGCGCGAGCTCGGTCGGCAGGCCGTCCGCTGGCGCGGGCGCGGCGGGCGCTGCGTCTCCGCCGCTCGCGGCTGTCGACGCGGCCGGCTTCGTGCGATCGCCGCCGCGCGACGGGTCGCGCGTCGCCGCGATCAGCGCGTCGGTGCGCGCGACGATGACGAGACCGTCCGCATCGAGCACCAGGCGCGACTGTTCCTTGAGCTTGAGCACGTACTGACGCGACTTGCCGATGCGGCGCGCGTAGTCCGCCATCGTGCAGCGCTCGAGCTCCGCGCCCTTAGTCGCCCCTTCCGCGCTCATTTCGCGGCCCTGTAACCCCTTGTCAACCAATCCCTAACTCCTGGAACTAGCGCGAAAACACGAGTCTTCGCACCCGTGTCTGTCAGCGCCAGGAGGACCCGCGAGAAATCGGCGCGGTCCAACCCGAAGTCGGACGAGCGCGCGAAGGTTGGACCTATCGCAGCCCGCATTCCTGCTCGCTTCGTCCAACCAGTCCAGCCAGTCCAACCATTTTTTGAGTGCAGGAAATGAGGAAAGCGGATTCCACACACACGTGCGCGCGCGCTCGAAAGGTTGGACAGGTTGGACCGACCCGCATTCCTGTTGGGTTTGCGAGGTTGGACCGAGGTTGGACCGAGGTTGGACCGGTTGGACCTACCAGGGCGCATCCGGGTCCGCCTCCTTGGGTCGGCAGTAGCGACGCACCCGCGTGCCGAGCGCGTACGGTCGATAGTCCGACCAGCCGAGCCGCCGCATGATCGCGCCGCAGCGCATCTGCCCCGCCTTGTCGTGGCGCGCCGTGTCGATGCGCAACGCGAACCACATGATCTCGGCCGTCGAGCACTCGATCACGCGACCCTTCTTGTCGCGGTCGTGGATCGAGAACCCTTCGTAGTGTCCGTCGGGCGCCTTGGCGTCGAGCCAGCGCATGATCGGCT